GAGGTTTGCAGGTCGGTTTGGAACACTTCCCAAACTCTTTCTTCCGATACTTCGAAACCAACGTCTTCCCCATTTTCTGGATCTGCTGGCGTGACCAAGTGCCCAACCCCAAAGGTCGGTAGACCGAGGTGATCGTGGTAGACTTCATATTTGATTCCCTCATCAATTTTAAGTTGTTCAAATACATTTACTGTGTGTTCTTTATTCAATTCTATTCTCCTTTTGGTATATTTATATTTCTGCTAACCAATTCATTACGTATCTTCTGCTTTTTCTTGGGTGTTGTATGAGCACCCTCAAGTGCTTTCTGCAACTCTTCAGTCGGAGTAGACTTCATAAAAAAGTGCTGTATGGTTTTCTTATTAGATCCCTTCGCACGTATGGTTTGACTTTCTTTAAATTTAACTGGCATATTTTTCTCCTATCATGTCCTTGGTCATTATGTAATCACGAACAAAATCGGATCGAACAATATCTGCCCAAGTGAATTCTACTGTGGTGAAGTTCTTCATCAGTTCAAGAATCCCCATAAATTTCATTATGCCTCTCTTGTCTCCTTCTTTTACAAAGTCTGATTGATAATAATCTCCACAGAATATTATTTTACAGTTCCTTCCTACACGAGTTATTATACTGTCTAACTCATGGAATGTCAAGTTCTGCATCTCATCCACTATGATCACAGCATCGTTGATAGTAGTACCACGAATATGACTAGTAGATATAAATTGTATCTGCCCCTGCTCATTTAACTTGGAGTATGCTTCGGTGTCTTCAAACAACTCCGTGCATATAGAGACGTATGGTGCAGTGTATGCTTCCAACTTCTCTTCCAGTGAGCCTGGCAGAAATCCTATCTCTCTTGTAGGTACAATAGATCTACAAATAACTACTTGATCTTTGTCTCTACTTTTATCCAGTACTTCTTCTAGTGCGAGATAGAGTGCACAGAATGTTTTACCTGTACCGGCAGATCCAGACATAACTAAATGGTGTCCGGATTTGTATGCATCGAATACTGTTTCTTGTCCTAATGTCAATGGATCAAAAGTCTGAAGTTGACCTAAATCTAACTTCCGTGGTTTCACGGGATTAACTTTACGCATCAATAACCTTATGTGTTAATAGTATTGTCTTTACCAGAATTTGCTTTAATCCGTTTCAGATGGTCATTCCATTCTGTTCCGGCAATTTGTCGTGCAGTCTTCTGCCCAGAAGATAACGCAGGTGCAGTAGTATATACCCGTGTCATATTCGGATTGTCTTTAATGTACTGGTCGTACTCTGAGATTTTAAGCATCACATCGTGCACTTCATTGGTCTCATTATCTTTAAATTCATATATAGGCATAATTTACTTTCCGTTGGATCCCAATACGACACCCCTCCGAAGAGGGATGAAGAGATTTGGTCACCTTCCTTATTGAGTCATTTGTTGTTCAACAATGGTTTGATTTAAGTAGGTCTGCTTTTTTGCTAGTTTGTAAGCAAGATCTACCTTACCTTTCTTTTTCATTCGCCGGATATAGAAATCTAATTCTTTGCTATCCTGCTTCAACCGTTCCAATTGTTTTTCTGACATCAACACCTCTCTTTGTTGTGGGTTTATTTAAGGGTTAAGGATCATATAGTTTTACTTCACTATTAGGTTTGGGAAAGTCTCCTCCGTTAGTTTTTTGGTTAAGTATTTCACTGGTGATTCTTTGTTCACCATGGACAAAACTATTTCCGCATCTTTTGGATGTATTGCTTCCAGAAGTCGGATAAAAAATTGTTCCCTTTTGTACTGCGGGATTTCTTTTCCACCCACCACAAAATACCCAAACTCTCTGTGCTTTTTCAGCAGAGTACTGGGGACACTTTCCGGTTTATTGGGCGTATAGGGCGGTCTACCTTCTGGCAGATTAAATTGTAAAGAGTCATCGAATGTGCCTCTTAATATATCTCGAAGTGCGGGTGACGTGTATTTAGACAATACACCAATCCTGTCCTTCTTATTCTTTTGTTTACTGAATTCTTCAAAGACTTCGTAAACATCTCTAGTTCTAGTTGTTTGCATAATTTACCTTTTCTTCTACTATTATATAGGGTTAT